AAATATATAAGAAAGATTGTTGATGATCTAATGATTGTATATATGATCTCTTTAATGGGTGTTTAATATATACATGAAGATTATCAACCATCCATTACATAATGGATCAGTGGCGTTTCGTCGACGGATTCTCTAAGAATCAACACTCAATTGTGTTCCACATAACCAAAATTTACACGAGTATGAAAAGACTCAACCTTGTTGATCCCTATTATGAGGCTTTTGTCCCATTTTAAATCTTCAAGGGTGTAAACAAAATACAACAACAGATATTATGTTATATTTATGTTCCGGTTCCTTATATTTATATGATAATAATATATTATTCATAATATATTATTATCATAAAAACATTTTAATGAACTTAATTAAAAATATTTATTTAACAAAATCATAATGTTCTATAACACCAATTTTTCCATTTTGATGATATCTAATGTAATCTCCAATAATATTGTCATTAATACAATTATATTTTACTCTTACTAATCCATTTGTATAATATTCAATATGTTCTCCATTTTCTAATCCATTTTCATAAAAATATTCACATTCTTTCTGATCAGTATTATAATAATATTTAACATATTTTCCTGTTAATTGTCCATTTTTATATGAACATATTAAAAATACATTTCCCGATGTTGTATATTGGATACTCATTCCTTCCATTTTTCCATTAACATAACAACATTCTGATAGTATTTTTCCATTTTTATGAAACCTGACAAATTTTCCATCATATTGTCTATTTACAATATTCCATCGTGATTCACAACTTCCATCTTCATAATTTTCAATACATAAACCATCCATATCATTGTTTTTATAGTTTTTGATTGATTTTATAATACCAGTTTGATAATAATAAATAAATTTTCCTTCTTTTTTATCATCAACAAAATTTCCTTTAATTTTTATTTTTTCATCGTCATAATATTCTTCAAAGTTTCCATCAATCTTATCATCAATATAATTCGTTTTTGATTCTAACATTCCATTTGTATAAAATTTCTCGGCAATTCCATTTTTTTTATCATTAACATAACTTATTTTTGACAATATATCACCATTTCTTTTATATTCAATAACAAATCCATTTAATTTACCATCAACAATATCAGAAACAGTTTTAATATATTCAATATTATAATCATAAAATAATATATATTTTCCGTTTTGTGGTTTTTTAACAATTCCATTTTCATAAATAACAGTTAATTTAATTTCACCATTCTCATCAAATAATATACTTTCGCCATCATAAATAGATTTTTTTAATTTTAAATTTATTTTTTGCTTTCCATTTTCATAATAAATTTTTTTTTCTATAAGTTCACCATATTCATTATGAATATATTCATATGAAAGTTTACCGTCAACATAATATGATTCAATAAATCCTCCTGATTCTAACATTGGATGTTTTTTATATGTTAATACTCCGTGATATGTATATTTTTCACATAAAATAATTTCTCCATTTTTATAAATTTCTACCATTCTTTTTTGTTTATTATCATAAAATGAATATTGTTCTCCATCACGTTTTCCATTTACATAATTAAGTTTATCTTGAATTTCGCCATCTTCTCCGTATATAATAGATTCTCCATTTACACAAGTTTTTTGCATTTTTGATAATAAACAATAAAAATTACTTATTATTATTTTTTATTTAAAAATTCAATTTTTTTAACTAGATTATTTTCAAATAATCTAGTTAAAAAAATTGAAAATACATATTTTTGTGAATATGTATTTTATAACTAAAAAATCATTATAATGAATGATATAATATATGTATTGAACAGATTAAATGATAATATAGCAAAAATTGGATCAACTAAATATCTAAAAAATAGAATGAATCATTATAAAACATGTTATGAAGAATTTAATGATACAACACATGAATTATATATATTTACATTTAATAATCAAATATTATCATGTTATGAAATGGATGAATATATTCAACGAAGTGCAGACAAATATCGTAATCCATATATTAAATATATAGGTTCTGGAGGAAAAGAATTTTATTATTATACAACTATTAATAAATTAGATGATTTATTTAAAAAATTAAATTTTGTATACACATTAGAAAAAATAAATCTAAATAACATTTTAACAAACGATGCTATTGATTATGAAATAGAACATGATGAAAATACAAAAAAAAGAAATGTAAATATAGAATTTATTGAAAAATTATTAAATGAAAATAATGAAAATAATGAAAATGATGATAAAATAATTTTAAAAGAATGGCAACAACAAATGAGTATTCAAATAAGTGAAAGTGAATCGGGAGTTATTATTGCACCAACTGGATCAGGTAAAACATTGATGTTAAGATTTGAAGCAATCAAAAGTAAAAATGATGTATTAATTGTAACAAAAAGAAAAGAAATATTTGATAATGCAATGACTTATTTTGATGATATGAAAAAAAGAATGTACAATTGTGGATATATAACTAATGCAAATATTGAAGTAATTGATTGTATAAACAATAGTTACAATTACAAAATATTTAATAACACAACTAAAAACAAAAAAATATACATTATAAATAGTGATAAATTTATTGCTTCGCCAAAATATAATAATTATGAAAATTATAGTTTTGGAAAAATAAAATTATTGATTCATGATGAATGTCATTGGTCAGGAGGAGAACAATTATACAAGTTTCTAAAATATATGAAAAATAATATTGTTGATAAATTAATAGGATTTTCAGCAACACCAATGAGATTAGAAGGAGAAAACAGAAAACATACAATTGACATTTATGGAAAGAATGGAAAATTAAATGTAATATATCAACGTGGATATATTGAATCAATAAATGACCATGATATTTTACAAATAAAATATAAAACATTTTATGTAAACAAAAGTGATTTAAAAATCGTTAAAAACAAGCATTATACAAGAATATATTATGAATTAGATGATTCTGGTAAATATAAACTAATGAATTATGTGGATAATATGATAAGTAAATTATATTATAAAAAAGGAATAATATGGTTTAAAAATATTAAAAGTCTTAAAAATTTTTACGAATATGTGAACATATACAAAGAAAAATTTGATAATTTGAAAAATATTAAAATTATACGAACATATAGTGAAAATAAAAATGAATATGAAGAAATAGAAGAAATAGAAGAAATAAAAGATATGAATAAACAAATAAACATATTCAAAAATGAAAAAAGAAATGCAATATTATTAGCAGTGTTTCGTGCAACAGAAGGATATGATGATAAAAATATAGAATTTGGTATAAGATCATATATAGCTGTTGATATTGATCCAATTTTAGAAATTCAAAGAATTGGAAGAGTAATGAGAATAAATGAAAACAAGGAATTTGGATATTTTATAAACATGACAATAAAGGATGATGATGAAGTAGTAAAAAAAATAATAAAATTATATAGTGATATTGTAAAATATTTAATAGAATATGGTGGACATGAAAAAATGTATACAAAAGGAAGTTGTTCAGAAAATAATACAATCACTATAATAGAAAATTTTTTTGAATTTGATGAAAAAGATACACATGAATTTAATATGCGAAATGAAATAATGAAAATAACATTTGATAATCCTATAAAAGAAATAAAAAAACACCTAAACCAAATCAATAAAATTAGATATGACAATGGACTTGAAATGATAAATACAAAAAACAAATTAAAAGTATATATGGAAAAAGAACAATTTGATGAATTTGAAGTAAAAGATAGAAATATAGTTAAATTTTGTTTAGGAAGTAAACTATTTGATATCATAAAAAGTAAATATTGTTATGATATGGAAGAATTTAAAAATATTTGTAACAAATTAGAAATAAGTACAATTGAAGATTATGAACAAAAATATAATAAAAATAATAGATTACCACCATATGAATACATTGAAAGCGGATTTTATATGGAATTAACAAAAGGATTAAATATTTTGGAATACTTTAATGATCATTGTGATAATATAGACAATTAAAAAATTGAAATTTAAATAAAATATAGAATATAAAGTTTATATTCTATATTATTAATAAATATGACTGATGTATTTGAAAGTAAAATAAATGTTATACGTGATATTTTACGAACAGAAGGAATAACAGATGATAAAAGTATTTTACATTGTATTGCTTTTGTAATATTTCGATATATGGATGATGAAAAATATGAAAAATTTGAAATAACAAAAGAATTTTCATTTGACAGAATCAAAAATATTGATGATAATGAAAAAATGTACGAAAAATTTTATTGTAAAAATAGAAAAATTGGTAGTTTCTGTCAAATATTAAAAGATAACTTGAAATTTAATAGCTTTATGTTTAAATTAAAAAATCCAAGATCATTAAGAAAAATAATAAACGAATTGGAAGATTTAAATATTCAAACAATTGATAATGATTGTGATTTGATTGGTTCTATTTATGAATTTCATTTAAAAACTGGATCATCTGGATCAGGAATGCGAGATTTGGGACAATATTTCACAAACAGAAAAGTTATTAAATATATGGTTGAACTATGTAATCCAACAGTAAAATCTACTATATGTGATCCATGTGCCGGAACAGGCGGATTTATAACATTGTGTACTAAACATATAAATAAACATTATCAAAATATTGATTGGAGTAAAATAAAAAACAATATATATGGATTTGATATAGATGAAAATGTTAAAAATTATGCATTATTAAATTTATTATTAGAAACAGGAGAAACATTTGATAAAACAATACAACAATCAAATACATTAATAAATGGTATGAGTTTAAATAACAAAAAAGGAATGAAATTTGATATAATTCTAGCAAATGAACCAATGGGATTGAAAGGAATAAAATATGATGAATGTTGTAAAGAAATTAAAAATTTAAAAATAAAAGGAACAAAAGGAGAAGTATTATTTCTACAATTATTTATGCAATCATTAAACAAAAATGGAAAATGTGCAGTAGTTATACCAAATGGTGTTTTGTTCAATGAAAATAAATTTTATAAAAAAACACGAAAACATTTAATTGAAAATTTTAATCTTCTCAAAGTAATATCACTAAACGGTGATTTCTTTCTTAATACAGCAATTAAAACATCTATTTTGTTTTTTACAAAAGATGAAAATAAAACAGATGAAGTTGATTTTTGTGAAATTTATTTAAATGATAATAAAATTGAAGAAAAAAGTATAATGAAAGTAAAATATGAAGAAATTATAAAACATGATTATACATTACATATCAATACATATAACATACCAAAAATTGAAAAGATTGAAGGAATTGAATATAAAAAACTTGGAGATATATGTGAATTTAATAAAAAAAGTGTTCGTAAAGCATCAGAAGGAAAAAAAACAGGAAATTTTAGGTTTTATACATCATCAAATGAAAAAATATTATATATTGATGAAAATGATTATATAACAGAAGAAATTATTTTAGGAACAGGTGGAATTCCAAATGTTGAATATGATAAAAATTTTTCTTGTTCATCAGATCATTTTATATTTCATTCAAATGATACAACTGTAATAAATAAATTTTTATTTTATTACTTGAAACTTAATAATAATATTTTAGAAATTGGATTTCATGGTTCAACAATAAAACATATTTCAAAAAATTATATTAAAAATATAGAAATACCAATACCATCAAAACACATACAAAAAGAAATCGTTAATAAATGTGATAAATTAACAATTTTGATTAGTGAATTAGAACAGCAAATGGAATATAATAAAGGATTAATGAAACAAATTACTACAATACAAAAACCAACTGATGAACCAACTAATAAACCAACTAATGAACCAACTAATGAACCAACTAATGAACCAACT